TTAATATAAGTCGTTGCAGTCATGGCTGCAGACGGAGCTCTTTTTGCAGGGTAAGTGCAAAATACAGTTTTTGTTCCTGCTGTAAAATTAACTTTGTTATCTGAGTTAGAAGAGGAGATAACGGTATCTCTAGAAAGCGTATCAGTACCTGCATCAGTTACTGTTCCAATACCGACTTCAAATTCAGAAGTTCCATCGTTAGCTATAGCGTAGAACGTACTATTAGTATCACCAATACCAGTTACAAAAGTTTCGAAACCTGTTTCAGTTCCTGTTAAACTAAATGTTCCTGTACCAGTTGTAGTACTAGTCTGTTTAACTCTATCGTTAAGTACAAAAGCCATTTCTATTTATCCTTACTATTACGCGTTACCAATTCTAAGAATCGCATTTGATGAATCATTAGTAGGAAACTGAATGACGAAATCACCATTCGTTGCCGTTTTATTTCCACCAAAATCTAGAACCATAACTAATTCGTTTCCACCGCCAGTAGTTTTGTAAATAGCAGCTCCTGCAGCAGTTAAAGTAACAGATGGAAAAGTTAAATCAGCAAAATCTATAAAGGCGATGTTTGATGAAACTGATACTCCACTGTTTGTCAATGCATTACCGCCGGCAGTGTAGCTTGTTCCAGAAGAACTAACTTCACCATTTCCTGTGCCTGCTAAATAAACAGTTGACGCTGTGCTGTAAGAAGAAATGCTAGTGTACAAAGCAAGTTTAAAAGCGTTTCCGCCATTACCAGAGGTATCAAAATTAAAAGTGCCTTTTAATAATCCAGTTTTAAACGAGTCAGGTACTATGTTTGCCATATTTTATCTCCTATTGTGATGGGTTTAATGATTTTAGAGGAGTTCGAATAACACCATCTTCATATTCGCCTCTGCGTCTTCGACCTTGTTGTTCGATCGCATACGTTTCTAAAGCTTGATTGTAAGCCTGCGTATAGTATTGTACCATATCTGCAGGACCTTTCAAGTATCCATACGCTTCTACTAGAGAACCGTATAAAAGTAAATCTGCATATTTATTAGATAAATAAGTTCCGCTACCACTTACTGATGAATCAGTTAAGCTAGTAGGTTGTTTAATATATGCCATTGTAATCTCATAAGCAGCATTTGGAGTAGGTGCTAAAGCCCAAAAATCAGCATCCCAGTTAGCATAGTATTTAGGTACACCAGAAGCTGTTCCCGGCGTATTATAATATTCTGCCATAAAACTAGTATCTCTTTGTTCTAAAAATTTTTGTTTATTACCATCTGTAGAATCTTTAATTTGTACATATCTTATAATTCTAAGATCTGATGGTATTGTTACATATCTATTACCATTAACAGTATTTGATGTTGCATAAAATCTATCTGCATCAGAATCTACAGCTCTGTAAATTTTGTTTTCTGCATTTTCTATAATTCTATTTATTACAGCTGTTGTTAAAACAGTATCATCTACTTCTGTATAATTTCTAATATCTGTTTGTAAATTTGTTAAAGTGTATGCCATTATGATAACGCCCTCGAAGTACTTACTGGTCCTACAAATATTGGAAATCCACCACCACTTGCATTACCACTCGCAGCATTAGGAACTGTAAATGTATATTTATCACTAAAGTTTTCTAATACTCCTCTTTGATTTAATCTTTGTTCTACAATGGGTGTAACTGCTCTACCACCAAAAACTTTTATTCCAGAACTAAATGCTTGTGCAGTTGTAGTTGCAGGAGATACACCAAAAAAAGGTGCAGAGGTTCCTCTTGTTAATCCTGTCAATGCTCCACCAGCTTTACCCGTGTATTTAATTACTTCACTAATATATTGTCCTGGGTTTACTGCATCTGGAATTTCTCTTATATAAACATAACCTGAAGTTGGAAAATCAGAATCATCAACTAAAGGAATTGTAGTTGCATTTGAAGCTAATGCTCCATTTAATGTTGTTTCTAAATTAAAAACATTAGAAGTTAATCCTGCAATAGGTGAAATATTTACATCCATAAATCTAACAATATCATTTGCAGAAAAACCATGATCTTGTTGAAACACAGTTACAGTAGTTGTTCCATTTGTTGTAAATGGATTAGCACCCATTAAAGTTGATGTTGGTAATTGTTTTCTATCTGGTCTTGGATTTGATAAAGCTTGTGGATCACCTCTATGATAAGGTGGTTGTAATTGTGGTTGTTTAGGTTCAAATTCAGAAATATGAACTAATGCACCAGTCCATTCTTTTACCATTTCGTTATATGGAAATTCCATACCGGATCTATCTGATATTGCTTTTGCATATCTACCTTTAGAAAAAGCCATTATACTCCGTCTCCATAAAATGTTTGTGGTGTAATATGTGTAGATGTTCTTGAACCATCTGCAGTTAAAGCTCTTTGTAATTCATCTTCGTAAATTAATTTATTTGCTTGAGCTGTATCTGGTGAATATTTTAAACTTAAATAGTAAGATAATCCTGAACACATACATGGAATAAAAGCATTAATTATATCTGCATTATTTGTGTATGCTCCTGCATCTTCTATTTGAGCAACATAATAAAATTTTAATTGGAAGTTTGCACCTGAAAAAGAAGAACTTGGTGTTTGATATAAAAATACACTTGGTGTTGCAGTTATATTACCTGCAGCATTTCTTACGTTTCTAGTTCTTTGTACATAATATTGTGATGGTGTGCCTTTTGCTAATTTATTAGCTAAAGCTGCATATGCAGATCTATCTATTTTTGTTAAAGTTGTATCTACCGGAGCTGTTGCTGTAGTGTTATTTCTAACATAAGCTTCTAATACATCACTTATGTCTTGTGGAAAATTTGTATTATCATTAGCAAAAGTATATTCTGCTTGTCCTTCTACTAATGGAATTGTAGCTAATTTTACTTTCCAAAGGTTAATACCTCTGTTGTTCCATTCATTCAAAAGAATATTTAAAGAACGTCTAGCGCTTTTTAATTGATATCCTGTTCTATTACCACGCATTCCTGTTCTTTCGAATGCTTCTTCGACTATTTCGTCGATTGGTAAATCGAACGCTGTAGTTCCTGACGTCGGCATTTTTCTCCTTACTTATCTAATATAATTGTTGCAGTAGCATTTGAAATTGCTGATACGGTCATACCGCCTTCAAACAAAATACCATCTTCTGCTAAATTATATGAAAACACGTCTCCAGCTGGAACATCACATTGAAACTGTGTAACAGAATTACCGTCTTGTAAAGTTACTGAACCTGCTGATCCAGATGAAGCTAAAATTATTCCTCTTAATCTTGTTCTGCCTCCAAAGACTGATGTAGCATCTGTTTTTCTAACTGCTTTTACGTCTGATTTCATTATCCTGTGTATCCTATAGTTACGGAATCTGTATTAGTTAAATCTAAAAAGACTCCTGTTTTAAACCGTATACCACTTCCTGGTACAAAAATATCTAATCCTTCAGTTCCAAACTTAGCTTGAAATTCTAAAGAACCTGCATTTGAAGTTCCATCATAAAGTTGTACTAAAGAGTTTGCTGCACCGAAAGCTTGTATATAAGTTACTCTACAAGGTCCAATGTTTGTGCCACCTCCAGTAATTCTTTTAAAATTACCATCGCCTGTTAACGTGGTAAATTTTTGATCGCTTGAAAATGATCCTCCGCCTGCCATAATATTCTCCTTAAATTTGTATGGGGCCGAAGCCCCACACTAAATTAATTATTAAGCTTCTTTTGCAAATACACCTTGAGCATCAACAACTGTCCAATGTGCTGTTGAATTTAAAGATGCAATTACTACAAAGTCGCCAACTTTTGATGTAGCTTTTGTATTAATAAGATCTTTATTATCTGTCAAAGATCCAGCATACAAAATACCATCATTCGCATTTGGACTAATTGTTAATGCATTAGTTCCATCCGGAGCAGTGTTTACAAAAGTGTAAACTCTTCCGATTGAGATTGCAGGTAAAGTAAATACAACACCATCAGTTGATGATGTAAAAGTTTTACCAGAGTCAGCTGCAACTACTGTGTAGTTAGCTTGTTTGTTTTCTAGATTGAATCCAGTTACACCTGCTTCGTTGAATTTACCTTGCAGAACTGGTCCTCTAAAACGTGTTATTGCCATGATTATATCCTCCTAGTTATTAGCGAATACTGTCTCTAGGCCGTCGACTATACTCGTCAGTATTCTAATTAATTGTATAGTGCTGTAAATATACTCTTCTTTTTAATAGAGCGCAAGAGGTCTTGTTATGAAAGTGTACTTTCTGAAATGTAGCTTTTTTTTAAGTAGCTACTGAAACTTCGGGAGCAGCATCATCAAGTTTATTTTGCATTTGAGCTTTTTTAGCCTCAGCCGCTTTTATATGGCTAATAACTTCTTTGATCTTATGATCAATGTTAACCATATTGAGAGTATATCTACCCTCATTCAGATGCTCCTGTTCCCAGTTCAACTCCAAGGACCTCTTTTGTTTGTAAAGGTCGTTCA